CTTTTGCGTAGCTCATTGAGATATAGGGAACGATAATATTCTTTGTGGCGGAATCCACAGTTTTGCCGCAAATGCCGAAGCGTTGCCCGCTGAACTCACGCATAGCCCAATCTATGAAAGCTACCATCATGATGGAGGTCTTGCCGGAACGCACAGCGCCATCACAAATCAGTGCATCATAGTTAGTATATGGAAATGCAAGGATTTTTAATTGCTTCTGTGAAATCACTGCTTTTCCAACTCCCCGGCCAATTCTTTGAGGCTCCTGCTCAAATCGTCTTCTTTCACCGTATCCCCCGGCGCACCGCTTATAGCCGCCCATTTGTCAATCAGCGTGCCGATCGCCGTTGTGATTTGTGCGGGGCTTGCATCCGCCAGCTTCCCCGGCTCATTTAGCGCCTGTAGCCCCTTGCTGATGATCTCGCACACCATGCCACGCTGTGCTTCCATGTATGCCAGAATATCAGCGGTATCTTGCTCCTTGGTCTGCTGTTGAAAGTAAAGCGGGAATCTAGGGTTTCTCGCCGTTTAGGAATACGGACTTCCAACGCAGCGCATTTCGGCAAATAAATTTGGGGAAAATTCACTCGTGACCAAACCACGGGTGAATTTTTCTTTCCGCCGCAGCCAATTTCTTTGAACATTTTTTCCACAAAAGACTTGAAAATCCGAGTAGCGCATGGTATACTGAATTTGCCGAAACAATAAACCATCCGCTACTCGCCGGAGTTTGAATTTCCGAAAACTCGGATTTCATACCCCGTGATTTTCTGCACCCTTTTTTGGAAGTGGTGTTCATGACGTTAGTATAGTTCAAAAGGTTCAGTTTGTCAATATGAAAAGTACAATTCGTTCATTTTTGCCGATATGCACAATTACAGGAGGTGTTTTTAGGAGATGTTTTACAATTACTTTGTCGAGCTTTGCAATAGGGCAAAGATAAGCCC